AATACCTGTTCCTAAATCCTTCCTACCATAGAATTGAATCATTTCTCTTTCATAATCCCATGCTTCTCTTTCACTTATATTTTCTTTTAAAAATATAATCCTATCCCTATCATCAGGAACTTTAACTCTATGAGTATGCCTATCATAAGCTCTTTTTCCTGTGCCTTTCCCTATGTAATAAGGAGTTCTATCACCTTTGCGAAGATAAGCATATGTATAAAATCTATTGTCTTTAATCACCTTCATCTAAATTCACAACTCATCATAATTTCTGTTAAGCATGCAAGCATGTTGATCTCTTGATCTGGGACAATAGTAATGTCCCTCATATACTTGGCCATGATTAAAACTGCTTCTGGAATAGAAGATGGTTTCAATACACCATACAAACTATCATAGATCTTTCTCATCACACTACTAGGATCATTGTCCATGTGCTGTACTACCCAGTTCTTAACTGTAGTAAATTCTTTCTTTGCTAATGCCGAAATAAGAGTATCAAGATTAACGTCAGCAACATCCACGAGAATAGCTGAGTCAATGGCTCCATTAGCAGAATAGCGTTGACACTCATTGATAAGCCTACGCCAATCAGGATAGTACCTAGTAATAAGTTTAGCCAGAACTTTATCTTCAAATTTAACATCTTCTTTTTTTAATATACCTCTAAGACGTTCAAAGAACTGTCCTTGTAATGCTACAGACTGTCCATTCTTTACACGAAAATCTATCACGGTACAACGTGAATGAAGAGGTTCGATTATCTTATTAACAAAGTTGCAAGTAAGAACGAATCTACAATTATTATGATACTCCTCTATAGCAGACCTCAAACACAATTGAACATCGTTGGTTGTGTTATCTGCCTCATCTATAATGACGACCTTGTGGGACGTTCCAGAGGTCAATGAGACAGTTGTAGCAAACTGTCTTATCTTAGTCCTAGCAGTATCAAGGAACCTACCCTCATCCGATCCATTGATCAAGATGTAAGATGCTCCTATCTCATCACATAGAGCTTTAGCAATAGTTGTCTTACCTACACCAGCAGATCCAGACAACAAAAGATTGGGTATCTCACGCTGCTCTACAAAACCCTGAAACACACTCTTGATGCTATCAGGCAAAATACAATCCTCAACTATAGAAGGACGGTATTTCTCGACCCATAAAAAGTCTTTACTCATTATCTAATACTAGGTTAAATGAAAAGGTCATACGCATTGTAGCACTATTACATGGTTCTACGCAATGCTGTATGTACGGTGGGAAAAGTATCACATCACCATCCTTGAGATCAGGTTTCAAAACATCTGCAAAGTACTCTTGAAATATAGGACTTGCATGTGGAAACTTATGTATCCGATTATTACAATCAGGACGGAAGAATGTTGTTGGGGTTGCTCCTCTGTAGTAGTAAATACCACACCAGTAAGGATTCTTTCTCATACAACCATTAAGATGTGTATGTGGTTCTTGCCCTTGATGCTCATGATAGATGTTATACCAGAACTGATCAAAAATAAATTTATCTGGTAACTGATATTCTTGGAAGATCTTTTGCATTTGCTCTCCCAAATCTCTCATGAGATTGTTTCTTTCATCTCGAAAGACTACAGGATCATCATCTGGTATTCTAGGAAAAGTAGAATTGACAGATTCGATCCACCCATCAGGTTTCTTATCCATCTTCTCCACCATAGGAAAATCATACTTACTATGATTCTCAAATCTAAATGTGAATATAGGGCAAAAGAAAACTTGATGTAATAGCATTAGGGTTCCAATGCAATATAATATTTGAGATTAAGTCTCTCGTTAGTCCACTCAGAAATCAACTTCTTAGATACTCTGGTAGTAAAGACATAGCTTTCATCAGGTTCTTTATCAGTGAATGCCTTCTCAACATCAAGCAAACGAAGATTCTCTACCTTAAGATCTAGTTGTAAATCCTCAACACAAGAACCTTCAACCCTCTGCTTATAGTTGTTACTAGTATCATTCTCTCTATCTCTAACAACCAATCTGATATCACCATTAGCACATTCAAATGTGAGATCAGGTACTCTAAGAACATCCTTAGATGCTTTCCTAATACTGACCATATCATTATTTGAAATAGTAAATTCCAAATCGGGAGCAGGGAAGTTAACACTCTTATCAGGTGCAGACTTCAATGTGATCTCTGGATCAGAAAAATAATATCTAACAGACCTGCGACTATCTCTAATAGTCACAAAATCTTCAGAATCAAATTCTAAAAAAGGACTATCAAATAAAGCAAGACTGTTAAGAAATTGTGCTAGATCATAGATAGCAAAATCTTGTGGAAAATCTTCTTCGCATGTATATTCTGCTAAGATATTCTCTGCATTACTAATGGTCTTAATTGTATGACCTTTACGGAATACAATGGACTGATTTATATCAACGAAGTTCTTCAGAACTGCAATCGTTTCTCTTGTTAACTTAACTTTACTTGTCATAATCTACGGTAAATGATGTAGGGTTGTTCGCATTGGCACGATCAGCAGCTTGTTGCTTATCGTTAAAGTGTAATAGTAGCAGACCGTAATGAATTATCTTAATAATATCCTTACGTGCTGTACCTTTACGATCATAACGTGAAGCATACTTAAGAACATTACTCCTACAGAATGCTTCTGCATCTCCTACCGAATCAATAAGGTCAAGAGTCTGTACGTTTCCGACAGAATAATGACCTCTGTATGTTTGACTGATGTAATCATGAACCTCCTTTATGAGGTCATCTTCATTATATTTCAAGGTTTCCAGACATATAGTATATCATTATAATAGCACTCTCTCTTGAATCCGTCAAGATTGACCACTGTGAACTTGGTTCCATCGCCACTAAGGACTTTACTTGGAGCAATAGTACAGTGGTTATCCCTGACCGTAACCAGTTGACCGATTAGACTACTCATTTATTTCCTCCAGATAGTTTCGACTTAACAAATCCAACAAGAACTTTAAACAATGATTTACTAGCATTACCTTTGAGTTCATCAAACAAAAGCATATTTAATCTAAATGCATTATTAGCTTCTGCTATCAACGCATCAACTTGTGATTGATCTAACTCTAATGTATCTAGTGTTGAGCGATATTTCACTTTCCATTCTTTAGCATTATCTATTCTAGGAAAATCATAAAATCTTAATCCTTCACCGTCAGGTGGTTGTAATGCATTCTCTGCTATACCTTTAAGAATCTGACCACCTGAAAGATCACCAATGTATCTTGTGTAATGATGTGCGATCAAAAGATATGGATTATCTTTTGCAACTTCATTAAGTCTATCAACATAAGTGTTACAAGGTTCTGATGGTCTTGCAAGATCTCTCCACATAGGACCATAATAATATCTAAGATCTAATTCTAATCCTGATGTGCGAATCAGATCCACTTGCCATTGCTGTAATACTCTGGCAACAGGATCTGTAGTTTCTTGAATCAACTTCTCCATTGTGGAATACACAAAGTAAAAGTCTGTAATTAATTTACGGTATTCCTCTGGATCGAGAACACCTCGAAGGAAGGAGGCAACGAATTTAGTATTCTCCGCTGCCGAATGGGACTCCTTAGTTCCTTCCTTTAATTGTTTTGCTAAATCGGTCATCCTAATTCCTGAATTTCAGTATCTATCTCTGCATCTATTTTATCATATAATTCGATGAATGACTGTTTTGTTTCATCATCGAAACGATTGACGCAAACCTTGATTGCTTTTAAACGATCATTCCAAATTGCAAATGCACGAATGATGTGTACTAAACGACGAGTTGAAATAACTTCATCTATACCACCATCTCTAAAAGTCCTACGAATAATGTCAGACCAGTTAGCGAGGTTCTCACAGAATTTCTCGTCTAGTACTCCAAGACTACCAGCAACCTTTTTAAGTATCTTGGTTTCAATAGTAACTGTAGGATACTCTTGCTCAAATGTCAAGGCGAATCTTTCAAGGAAGGCTTCATTAAGCACATTAGTTCCAATAAATCTTCCGTCGTCTGAACCTTTACCCTTAGTATTTGCGGTTGCAACGATGTTGAATCCTCTTGCTGGTTTGATGAATCTTCCTGTCTTTTTAAGGAAAACTCCTTTACCCTCAAGGATGGATTGGAGGCATAAGATTTTGTTCGAGGCGAGGTCAATCTCGTCAAGGAGCAAGACAGCTCCTCTGTTGAGAGCTTGAATAACGGGTCCGTCATGCCATACGGTTGCGCCATTAACAAGACGGAACCCACCAATAAGATCGTCCTCATCTGTTTCAATAGTAATGTTTACTCTAATTAACTCCCTATTTAGTTGAGCACATGCTTGCTCTACAGAGAGTGTCTTACCGTTACCAGATAGACCAGTAACGAAAGTAGGATAGAACATACCAGAGTTAATGATTCTCTTAACATCAGGAAAGTTTCCAAAGGGTACATAGTTTGGATCCTTCTCTGGTATAAGATTCTCTTCTACAGGAGGTGATGCTGGTAGTCCTTCATAGACTCTTTCTAGTTTTTCTGCAACTGTCAAATTCCACTTACCTCTTTGTATCTTCTGGAACTGTGGAAGTTTATTAATTCTTTTAGTTACGCTCTGTACTTGTACACCAAACTTTGTAGCGAAGTCTTTAACTCTATCGCTGGTAACAACTTCTCCATCTGAGGAGAGGAATGAGACTAGATCTTCATCTGTAAATTTCGCTTGAAATGGCATTGATTCTTTTGTTCTGTATGTTTATAGTATAGGATAATATGAAAGGAATGGGGAAGATAGTAGACACTTCCCCAACTGTCATGCTACGTGTTCCACGAATGAATTAAGTAGCTTCTTATTAGTGGACTTGTTCTTAAGCATCTTCTTGAATGCTTTTGTAATCTGTCCTTTAGTTGCATCCTCAGCAACTTCAAATTCAGAATCACTATCCAAATCTCTATTGGATATAGCATATAAAGCAGTGTATCCTTTTGGTTCTGGTATGATTGCAGACTTCTCTTTCTTCCACTGTCTTTGAACCTGTTCTAGATGCTCGTATGTAGCATATCTTCCAACATAACTAGAAAGATCTCTACCAGCAAGAAGACGGATACCAATAACATTTACACCAGGATTTCTATCACGAACCTGTTCTATTAAAGTAACTGTAGATTGAGTATATCCATTGAACTCATTATACACTCGACCAGTACTACGATCACGTAAGCATACACCATAGTCTATACCATATGGACGAAGTACTTCTTCACCTCTATGCTCGTAAAATGTTTGCTTACCGTATGAAGAACCACATGCTTCACCATCACTAAGTACACATACATTTACTTTCTGTAAATCATTATCCTTTTTAAACTGAGGTAAAATATAATTCATCATTACGATTGCTTCATTCAAAGGAGTTCCAGAAAGATTTAAACCTGGTGTATAACGGTATCTAGTACTGTATGTAATACTATAAGCTTCTCTCCAGATATTCTTACACATACGCTCATAGTTTTTAGCATTTGAACGAGAAGAAATAAAGTTCATCAAAGTAAACTGTCTAGGATTAATGTAGAACTTATCTCTTTCTAATCCTTCATGATCTCGATAATCATAACTATAAAAAAGTTCTTGATAATCTTCCTTCTCATGACACATTGCACGTTCTGCAATCTCCCACTCATTAGTGAAAGCATATACTTCAAATGGTATCTGAACTTTCTTACAGAATGCAGTTAAGTTAAGTAACTGTTTTACTGTGCCAAAGATCTCATTTTGCATAGATCCAGACCAATCAAGAATAAAGATTAGTCCATGGTTCTTCCCATCAGGAACAACATTGATTCTCTTAAATAAGTCTTCGTTGAATTTATAAGTATGAAGCTTCTTTGTATCGAGAATCCCAGTACGAGCAGTACCAGTACGAGCATAATTGTCAGCTGATTTCCTACATTCAAATTCTTTAACCAAGTAGTTAACTTCTTTCTGAGATTGTTTACGGAATTCACGGTACTCCTGATCAACTTTATCATAGGATGCTCCCCAATAATATTTCTCTGGTTCATCTGGTTTATCATATCCATTAATATCTACATTCTGATCTATCCATTTATGAACCTTTTCCCAATCAGCAATGTATCTATCTAACTTGCAAGGTAACTTCTCAGGAATCTCAACATATGATATTGGTCTTCCAAGATCAGGAGAATTTAACTGTGAAGAAGACTCGTCAAATGAACTTTGTGTTTTAGATTTTTCTATGTCACTATGCTCACCACCACCATTACCACTGATAGGATTATTCAATTCCTCAAGTAATTCTTCATCTGTCATATCATCAACTTCTTTCTTACTACCCTCACCTGAACCGCTAACTTCAAATTCCTCATCGCTATCTTCATTATTACCTTCCTCTGCTCCCTCTTGTGCTGCACCTTTAAGAGATTCTATCTCTTCACTATTAAGTTGATCTTGTTGTGCTTTAACGTAATCGTATATGTCTTGAGAAAGAGTACATACTTCATCAAAAGTTTCTGTAGTTTCTGAACGTGTTACAAATACTTTCTCTTCATCAGAAAAGGGGATCATTGCACCAGCACCAACCTTATAGTTAAGATTGATACGGTCAATCAATTGAAGATCTTCATAATCTATACTACTAACTCCAAAGAAATCATTAGCATTAAGTTCACCATAACCAAGATAAAAACTCTTTGTCAAACCAGGATACTTACGCTTCATTAACTTCTCAATACGTACATCCTCTACTACATTAATATAATCTTGAGGGCATGTTGTTGGTGGATCAATGTTTGGAGTGTAAAGTGCATGTCCTACCTCATGACCCACAAGCATATCATATACAACACTACTTGCTCTATCCCAGTTAGGAAGGGTCAATACTCTGCGTTCAACATCGAATGATGCTGTATCTACAGTACGATGCTCAACTACTAGGTTCTCTGTCGCTAGTAGTCTTGCTAAATTTCCTTTGATTTCCTGCTGTGACATGCTTGACTTTGTTTGATGTACACATCATAACAGAAAAATACCCTAGCCAACCAGTGAGTGTGTCACTTCGTGAACTGTCTCACTAATGGTCGAATAGTTCTTGACTTTCTCAGCAGTAATAGTTCTATCAAATTTATCACTGAGTAGTTCCTTGTGACTTATGACAAAAACATTAGTGCTATCGTCGAAATTACGTAGGATCCAACCAAGATCAGAAGCACCAGATTGATCAAGCGAGCCGTCAAATATTTCATCTAGGATAAGTAAGTTAGTGTCAACGCTATTCTTAAGCTTAGCAACAGAACGCCAAGTAAGCAACAAAGCGATATCAATGCGAGCTTTCTCTCCTTCACTGAAACTATCATATGAAAATACGTCCCTGTACCTACTCTTAATTATTTCTTCAAAGTTCTCATCAAGAGTAAAGTTGCAATAAAAATCCATAGACTGAAGATACTTATTTATCAACTGGTTCATAGCAGGAAGGTATGTCTTGATGATCCTAGTCTTAATACCATTATCTTTTAGTAACTGACTAGCAACAAACAATGTATCTTTATCTTTCTTACCAACAGACAACTGCTGTTTCAATCCTTTCTTATCTTTTATAAGACCTTCTAACTTAATAAACTCTGCTTTCTTATCTGGATTAGATCCTTCCAATTCTTTTATTTCATTATCTAAATCTGTGATTGATTTCCTTATGCTAGTAATCTGATAGTTCGCTTGACTAATAGAAGAGTTACGGTTAATTACATCTTGTGATAGTTTTGTAAACTCATCTTCCCTTTCCTCTTCTTTTTTAATTGCGGATGCAAGATCATCTAATCCTGTATTCAAATTATTTAATTCATCCTCACCTTCTTTTATTTTACCTTCTCTAAATTCATCATTTAATTCTTGTGTACATGTAGGACATACATGATTGTCCTTGAAGAACCCATGCTCTTTCTCACATGCAGATAATTTAGTTTGTATTTTAGTAAGGAATTTATTTAACTTCTTAAGTTTAGTCTTAGAGTTTGATAACTCTTCCATCTTAACAGACAACTCCTCTACTTCTTTTGTAAGTCTTTCAATCTCTATAGTATTCATTGTCTCATCTTCCATCAAGCATCCCTTCTTCTCACTCTTCTTATCAACTTCTTCTTTGTTCCTCTTCTCCATATCAAACATATACTTCTTCTGAAGTTCTATCTTCTCCTCTAGAAGATGTACCTGATAATCTAAATCTTTAATCTCTTCATTATTCTCTCTAACTTTATCCTTCAATCTCTGATTCATAATAGAGAACACTTGAATGTCAAGTATATCTTCAATGATCTCTCTACGTTGAGGAATAGAAAGTTTCATGAAAGGAACAAAGGTACTTGATCCTAACACCACAATCTGTGTGAATGACTTGAAGTTCATCTTCAATACATTAAGTTCTAAATTCTTCTGCTGATCTACTGCTTTAGAATCTTCATCCCATTTCTCTCCATTACAATAGACCTCAAACTTATTAGGTTTGATACCTCTATGGATTTTATATTCATTCTTACCAATACTAAATTCTATCTCAACAACAGTATCTTTCTCGTTGATACTATTGACCAACATACTCTTACTAATTTTTCTGAATGGTCTACCAAACAAAGAAAATGTCAACGCATCTAAGATGGTTGACTTACCAGCACCATTAGTGCCAACAATTAAATTTGTTCTAGACCGCATCAAATCAACGTCTGAAAATACATTTCCTGTTGATAGGAAATTCTTCCAGCGAACTTTTTTAAAAAGAATCATTTATCAGTGGCATCATCTATAGGTGGTACTAATAGGTCATCGGGAGATACGATGGTAAATAATTGTCCTCGATCCTGACATGCTCCTATTATAACATGGTCGTCAATCTCTAATACTTGCATAGGTGGATAGTCTGGATCATTATCCAATTGATAACAATACCTCTCAGCATCATCCTCAACCTGAAACAATGGAACGATCCTTTGCTTTGGTTTATTGTCTGACCACACAGAGAATACCCCTTCTGGTTGATCCTCTAGGGTGACAATAAACATTAAACTACCTCACAACTTTCAATATATAGGGATCTCATAAGTTTCTTAAGATCCGATTTATCTACTGCTATCTCTACCTCATCAATATATTCGTTGAGTAATGTAAGAGTATCCTTAGTAGATACCTCAAGATCTTTCTTGTCATCTTCACTAACAAGAGTCTCTACGATTTTAACATCATAGACTCCTGCATTATAAAGACGATCTACCAGAGTTTCAAACATCTGATAATTTTGCTTTTCTTCTACAATGATCTTTATAAATTTATCTTTGTAGAAAGAAGTATCAAGTTTATTATAGTCATGTTCTATATCATTATAGAAGACTTTCTCAAAAATTTCAAATGGATTTTTAATAAACTTAAGCTTATCAGTTTCCGTATCATAGATATGGAATCCTCTTTGATCCTTATAATCATTCCAGAACATCTGATATGGATTACCTAAGTACTGGATATTTCCTTTCTTTGATCTGTGATGAAAATGACCAGACCATACCCGATCAAACCTTTTAAATTTAGATGGTTTAAATCCACCATGATCGAACTTCATACCTGGTGTTACTTCAAACCCATCAATTTCCAAATGACCACAACACACATCAGCGTTACTAGTTTCTAAAAACTTATCTGATACTTCTGAATTGGCATGATTAATCCATGGCAATAGTAGAAAATTCTTACTACCAAATGAACACTCATAGGGTTCACTGAATATTCTAATATTGTCATACTGTTCTAACAATAACTCAGGGGAATTAATATGACTACTGTTCTTATAGTATGTCGTATGATTCCCTAGAATCATGTATACATCATACTTTCTAAGTCTGTCAAAATAATGCTCTTTAATGCGAGCAAAAGTATTAAAGTCCAAAGACTTTCTATTATCAAATGTGTCGCCCAAATCAAGGACAGTAGTGATACCCTCTCGTTCAAGAGTAGGGAAAAATATTTCATCATAAAATTTATTCCAGAAGTTCCAGAAGGGAAGAGATCCCTTACGGCCATCTAAATGTTGATCGGTAATTACTGCTATCTTCATACTAACTGATCTAGTGTATACAAACTAATCAAGTCCAATCCATTGTCTAAGAAAATAAAAGGATCATGCTCCTTCCTATCAATGATAGTAACTACTTCCTTAACATAGTAACCAGCATCTCTCAATTTATTCACTGCCAGTATAGCAGATCCTCCTGTAGTAATCACATCTTCTAGGACAGTTATTTCAGTGTCCACTGTATGTGGTGGTCCTTCTACCCAAGCAGAAGTCCCATGTCCTTTAGGTTCCTTGCGTACTATCATAGCATCAAGACCACCTAGAACTGCACAACCGCATACTAAAGGATCAGCACCAAGAGTTAAACCTCCTACTACCTTAGTCTTAATAACCTTAAGAAGAGCCGCTGAAGTTAATTGTAAACCCTCACCAGATAAGATAACAGGTTTGCAATTAACATAGTGTTCACTGGTCTTACCAGATGACAACTTGAATTCTCCTTTACGATATGCTTTTTCTTTTAATAGAGTTAAAAGTTTATCCATTTAGTATTGATAGTATATACTGCTTTATTATTAGGATACAACTGTCTTAGTTTTTTAACTACTGCAAGTTGTATTTCAAGGAGTGTCATAAGGTTTTATAATAATACGATTGTTTTTATAGTCAGCACTAAATTCAAGTTGGACATCATGTGGCCACATTAGTTCTTCATATAAAGCATTTAGGCGATCCATGTCTTCATAAAGATCATTGATATGATATTCATCTTCAGTCATCGGTTCATTTTAGTTTCGATATTTTCTTTGATGCTACCCATATCAGAATGTGAAGCATTCATACCTGACATATTACCAGAATATCTATCAGTGTGCATAACTTCATCAAACCCTGATTTCTCTAGGATTTTATTTTTAATTTCTAGTTGCTTCTTTTCTTTTTGAATACGTCTTAAGAAAGCATAATATATTATTTGAGTAAAATAAGCAAATGGATTCTTAGATTTTTCAGGATCAAAATTTAAAATATATTGAATACAATTTTCAACTCCATCAGAGATCATATCATCTCTAAACATATAGTTTACAAAATTTGGTTTGTATGATAAATGTGTAGCGATCTTTGAAAAACAACTACCCAAGTATTCATAACATCTTTTAAATTGTACTGAAGTCCTACGATCTTTATGAAATCTATAATGTCTAATAGAATCTATATGAGTCTCGTGACCTAGATTTTTTCCTTCTAAAAAATAATCTCGCAGCTGTATAACGTTTGCAAGAAACTCCTTGTTATTAACGTAGTACTCGGTTTTTTTTCTTGCCATTATTGAACTTGTTTGAATTTAAACCTGTACAAAGTATAGCACTCAGAACCGATTTTGTAAAGGGGGCTTGACATGAATCCACAAACGCAGTAGACTAACTCTGTCAAGGGTTGAAGGGAAGAACTAGCTTAGCTTTTTTTATAGATGTCTTCTAAGTTCCTTTTGGTTTCCTTGATGGAACCTAAGTAACCAGAAGACCTTGAAAGTTTTTGACCACCCTGAGCTCCTTTACCAGCAGATATACGTTGTAAGGTTTGTTTATAAAAAGTTTTAATAGTCTCATCTGTTTCTGTAACTGTGAGAATATGATTTCTATTAATGACATACATGTCATCAAAGGAAGCAGCAACCCATTCTTTAAGAGAGAACCCTGCAATTTCTAAGTTACCTTTTCTAGTACGAGCAGTCTCTACTTGTAGTGGGCTTTGTAAAAGAACCTTATCCTCATCAGGAAGATAACATACAGTAGATATTATTTCTTCGGATGATATAAGCTTAAGAGTTCCAATGAACTCTTCTTCAGCTATAGTAAGATCTTTTTTATCCATTTCTTAAACTAATTCGTACAACCTCATATTTAAAATTCTCGTCGTTATAGATGTTAACTCTTTCATTAAGATGCTTAAGAGTATAATTCTGACCCCCGATATCATCAGCGATATCATAAAGTGTTGCCATATTTTTACCTTCACCTCTTCTCAATACTCTTCCTATTGACTGAAGATTTCGTATTCTGGACTTGGACGGCGACGCGAAGACGATGTTATGTAATCGCTTAATATTAATACCAGTACTAAAAGTCCCATACGACGCAATAATAACTGCATTGTCTTGTTCCTCCGTAATTAATCTAACTTCTTCACGGTCTGCTACTTCCGTACCACCATGAACGAAAAAGATCTTACGATCTTTGTCTACAGAATTATTTATGATTTCAAACAATGGTTCTCCATGCTTCTCGATATAATTAAAGAGTACGAGAGTATTGCCATCTAAGTCTTTTACCAGATTCTTGATAAGGTTATTACGACCACGATGTTCACATAGATAATCTATTTCATCATGGTATGTCTCGAAATGCTCAGGAGCATGTTGACAAAGTAGTATTTTAATTCTAAACTTACTGAGATAGCCTGACTTAATAAGGTCATCTGTTTTAGTTACTCTGTCACATGATCCAAAGAGACCTTCGAGTACCCACTTATGAGTCTTGGAACCATCTAGTGTACCAGTAAAACCAAACCTATATTTAGCATTATGAAGTTTAGTCATGATGCCAGTCAGTGACTTACTTTTAAATAGATGTGCTTCATCACCAATGACACAATCTATGTCATCAAAATATCTCTTGGGAAACTTGTAGATAGATTGCCAAGTTGATATAATAATATTCTTATTTGTATTCTTATCCTTACCACCATATATCTTATGAACGTACTCCTCCGCATTCCAACCATAATCAACAAAGTCGTTAACCATTTGCTCGACGAGAGAAGTAGTAGGAACTATGATAAGAATTTTCTTGTTGGTAGCAGTATAGTATCTCACGAGGGAATAGATCATAAGAGACTTGCCAGATCCAGTAGGAGATAATAACAACTTACGATTATTTTTTATAGCCTCGTATACTGCCTTGTATTGGTAGGTACGAGGTTTTATATTGCAAACTTTATCCATGAAGTGTTTGACACCTGGTGGAGATACAAAATTATTATCTTCAACTACATCACCATACCATTCATCAGGTGCAAGATAGATTTTATATTCCCTTTCATCAGCCCATGTCTGAAGATGATCTATTAATCCACAATACAATGAACCAGAACCAGGAGAGTACAAACGTATAGTACCATCCCAATATTTGTATCTAGGATTCTTTTTTAAATACTTTGCTTCAGGTACTTCAAATGTGAAGTAGTCTGCTAATTCTTTATGGACATGTTCTTCTTCAGAATGAATTGTAACATATACTTCATTCTTCTTCTTTACAAAGAGGTTTGTCATTACTGTCCATTAATAAATTTCTCCCACTCAATAGCACTCTTGACTTGGAAACCTCTGTTTGATATTTGTTTCATTACCTGATCCAACCAATAGAGCATTTGATCTAGGTATTTAATTTTCGCTTCTAGATTAAT